CGGCCGATGGCGTTGCCCGCCGAGCCGGAGGTGCCGCCGTAGGCCGTTGGCAGGGCCGTCCCGACCTCGTTGACAGTGCTGAACAGCGCACGGCCGGCAATGCTGCAGCTCAGGCCGGTTTTGTAGCTCGGCCCGGTGAAGTTGAAAGGCTGGAACTGCACGCGGTACAGGATGAAGTCGAGTGTCCGGATCTGTCCGCCGGCGTCCTTGGACGGCACCCGGATTGCCAGCGGCTGGGTCACCTGGTTCATGCTCGCCAGGGTCCACAGCGGGATGGCGTAGTAGTCCGCCCCTGCCGCGCCGGAAGACGTGACCGTCGTGCCCGTGATGTACGCAATTGTCGAGAAAGGAATGTACCCTTCCTCAATTGTCACGTTTGCGAAGTTGATCCAGAAGTGCTCAGACAGAACAACGTCGTCGCCGGTGTTCTCGAAGTTGCCCTGGTCAGTGCTGATGGTGCCGTTGCGGACGCCGTAGACCGTGGCACCTTCCGCGCCGGTCGAGCCGTTCAGGATGGCCGCGTGGCTGAGGGAAAAGCCCTCAAACGGCGTGCCCGCGAACGTGTTGCTGGCGGTAGGCATGGTCGCGCGACCTCCTGCTAGACCGTGGTCTTCGGCAGGTGTAATCGGCTCCGCTCAGATGACCCCGAGCAGCAGGAGGATAACGATGACGAGGATGACCAGGACAGCAAGCCCGATGAGCCCGCGAGGACCGTACACAGCGACCACCTCCCTGCTTTCAGTTGCAGACGTGCGGGGTGTCCTTGACGCCTACCAGGTGCTTCAGCTCATCGTCCTCAGCCCTCTGCTCCGCCGTCGCGCCTGGCGGGAGTCGCAGCAGCCGGTTCCAGATGGCGATGTCCTCCACCCGGTTCGTGTTGGACTGCTGGCAGCTTGAGGTCGCGTTCGCCTGGTTGGCGTTGGCTACGTCGGAAACCCGCAGCACCAGGTAGATGACAAGGCCGACCAGGGCGGCGAACAGGACCAGCGTGACGGTCATGAACACGGCCACGAACCTGTCGGCGACCTTGCCGGACGGCATCACGCTCACGGGTTATTCTTCTTCTCGTCGTCGCCCGCCAGCATCCTCTTCCCGGCCGGCGTCTCCCGAGCCTGCGCCTCGCTGGCGTGGAACTGCGCGAGGCGGTCTGCCAGGATCAGTTCCAGCTGGTCGCGCCGGCGCTGCGTGCGGGTCAGCGCGTCCACGTCAGCCGGGTCGGGCATGACGCCCTTGTCCCGGGCCAGCTGGATGACCCGCTGCAGCACGACGATGAGCGACTCCGCCTGGTCCAGTTCCTCCTGGCGAGCCGCCGTCATGTCGCTGTTGACGAGCGTGTGGATGCGCTGGGTCTGCGCGGACAGGTCGTCAAGCTTCCCGCTGGCCTCCCGCGCCTGCGCCTGCGCGGCCACGGCGGCTGCCTGAGCGGCGGCCACGGCGGCGGCAGCCTCCCTGGCCACCTTGTCCTGGCGCTGGTAGTCAGCCAGCTGGTCCTCCCGGTGCATCCGCTCGGTGCGGTGCGCCAGGATCAGCGGGGCTGTGATGGAGGCGAAGATCACCCCGGCGACCGACACCACCAGGGTGACGACGACAGCCGGGTCCACGGGCTATACCTCCGCCATGTCCGCCAGGAGCTGCTGCAGGTCCATGCCCGCCACCGTGGTGCCGTTGGCCTGCAGCCAGTCCTGCGTCACCACCGCCCACGCCTCCTCGGCCGCGTGCGCCTGGAAGCTGACGGTGGCAGGCTGCAGGGCTCCCCAGGTGACGTACTCGAGCGGAGCCTTGCCTTTCCCGAGGCGGCGCTGCAGGCAGATGGCGTGCCCGCCGACAACCTGCGCACCGCGCTTCCAGGTCCACGGCTTGCCGTCGGAGAACTCGGTCTCCATCTGCTGCTGCACGTTGATGCCGACGTACACCGTGCCGAACACGTCGAGCACTTGGCCGAGCAGGGCCTCGTCGGCCGGGTTGCCGAACGCCGCGTAGCCGGCCACCTTGTGCACCTTGCCAGTGCAGTCGGTGATGCCCGTCGCCTTCTGGTCGGCGAGCACGTCCTGCATGACGCAG